AAAAGTGCTATCAGTGTGCATATCGTCAGGAGATTGCCAGCCTAAAAAGTTAGACTTATCTCTGTTTGGGAGACGCTTTTGTAAGCCTAAGCAGTGCTGCTTTATTCTTGAGATAAAAGATGCGTCGCCCCACTGAAAGCCCCAAATAGGAGTAGGAAAGATCTCATGCTTTAAACTCATGAAACTCTCGCAATGCTTGTTTGGCTAATCTTACCTGTAGTAGCTTTTTCTCCTTTAAAATCTTTAATAAAGGCAAATGAGCTGATATACTTATTTAAGGAGGCTCTATATTCTACACGCTCTGTGTCATCAAAGATTATTAAACCGCCCCTTTTAACTGCCCTCATAGCTAAATCTAAGCATCTCGTTCTAGCTCTGCCATCAATCACAACAACATCAAAAGAACTGCTAGGATAGTTTTCAATGCTGAGACAGAACCTTTTAAAGCTTTGCCCCGCCGCTGAAGAGTACTTAGCAATATAACCCTCCTGAGGAATAACGTCTGGCTTAGCCAAAATAAGATCAACGTTTTCATAGCCTTTTGACTCTGCATACTCTTTTATGTAGTAGTAAAAAGCCTCAAAATACTCAGCTGAGTATACCTGCGCTACTCTATTGGCAAACCAAAAAGTAGAAGCTCCTGATCCCCACTCAAATAGCTGCTCGCCACCATCTAAATTAGAATTCAACCAATTTAAAGCGGGTACTGTCATATCAGGAATGCCTAAGTTAAATATCTCTTCATTAATTCTTTTTTGCATTATCTAGTATCTTTCTAAAATCAATTGACTGGTTATACTTGTGCTGACCATACTCTTTACCCTCAATATTAGTCCAAACTAAAGAGTCTGGGGCGTCATACAGTTGATCACAGTTTTTACAATAATCAATGTCATCCCATAGCTCTTTTCTATGTGCCTGTCGTAAATCATAGTACTCTTTACTAGTCCAAATATCATAGATAGTAGAGTCTTCTAAATGCCCTAATACGGCTTTAGAGTCTTGGCCTAGAACGTAACAGCAAGGAACTACTGCTCCGTGCTTCTTATCTAAGCCTCCTGCCCTAATGTTGATATAAGGGGCAAAAGGTCTACCACAAGATCTTTTCTCACCTTGTCTCACATTTTCAGAGTCATACTGCCCAGCCCAGTTGTGCATCTTCCACACCTCAGACTTAATTTGTAGAGGATTAATCCAGTTGGCTAAATACTGATCTAAATCATGTTCTACATTATTATTGTCTAATATTAAGTGATAAGAGCCTAAACGAGTATCTAAGTATTCACCCTTATGTTGTAGAGCTAAAAATTGTCTGCAATTTTGGTATACTAGCCTGAATGCATCTTTACTCATCCAATGCTTGTAAGTATCTTTATCATATCCAATTACTGATACTCTAATATCTGAGATTCCAGAGTCTAATAACTCTTGAGAGGTTTTTTCTGTAAGAAGGTATCCGTTAGTGACGATACTAGTACGTATCCTATACTTATTAGCTATATCAATATAGGAGGTTATGTTACGACTTAGTAGGGGCTCGCCACTGCCTTGAAGGCTGATATCTTTACAGCCTACGTCACTTAACTGTTCACACGCCTCTTCAAATAGCTTTAGAGGCAGTTTTTTTAAAAAACTTTTCTCACGCCCAGCGCTTTGAGGGCACATAGGGCAAGAGTAGTTACAACCTCCGTTTATCTCTACACTAGCATTTTTGATTTCCACTATAGGCCTGCCTTTTCCCAAGATATTCTATCTAAAGAGTTTAAAAACTCATGGTCTTGCTCTGGATTGTGTACTGGTGCGGGCTGAGGTATGCCTCTGACAGTATGTCTTTTAACTTTTCTATAAAAGTCGTAGTTTACTAGTGTTATCTCATTTCCTGTATACTTATGAAACCAGTAGGCCGCGATAGTACCGGTAAGAGGTCTTTCTATTTTCATTTCTTTAGTCATACGTTCCCACTCACTAGGGTGCCAAAAAAATGTACGACTGAGAAAGTCACTAGGATAATTGCGTAGCATATTACTACCTTGTCTATCCCCATTAGCTCTGATTATAAACTTATCTTTAAAGCTGCCTTCTGAGTCTAATTGAAACTTAGTGTCTTGAGACTGGTTATTAAACCATATATCACAATCTCCCCATCTACGACTTGAGTTTAGTCTTACTAGTATAGGAGCGTTAATTTGTACATCTTGTAAGTTTACGCTAGATCCTATAATATAAATGTGTTTATTGCCTACGTAATTTAATATTTTCTCTTGTAAGTATTGGCTATTTGCCACTAATACTTCTGAATATTCATTTGAGTCGCTCAAATTCTTTTCTCCAAAGATTGCCCCCGTCACAATCTTTATGCTCTTTAAGCCAAGGCCCACCATCTGTATAGTGAATTGCTTTTGAGTCTTTTAGGGGGTAGTATCCTGATAAGCTATTCCACTCTACAGGTAAAGAGCCTATTTCACAATCTTTAAGCCAGGCAAATCTATGTAGATAGCTTGGTTGAGCGTTATGAATTGTTTTAAGGCTTAATTTTTTATGCGAAGGATGTGCGCAGTTCCACAGAACCATACTAGACCAATTTTTTCGTGGATAAAAATGCTGCTGCTGATTAGCCATTTTAATAGAACTTTTTGGTGTATACTCATGCTGCACTACCTGAACCGCATACTTAGGATTTGCTAAGCTTAGTAGTTCTGTAATGTCGCACTGCCATAAAAAATCACAGTCGCAAAATACAGACCAGCCTGAGTATTCAGATAAAAAAGGCACTAAAAACCTAGTAAGAGAGAACTCAGTGCTAGCTTTACTATCTTTTTCTCTTGTGTATAGTCCCTGCTCTCTAAGAGCACTCTGAATTAAAGGGGTAATTGAGATAGGGCTATGGCTTCTTGAGCGTATAGAGTGTTCGCACACTTTATACGCATCTACTTGCTTACTGTCCCAACCAATAAATACTTTTAAATTAGTCTCTTCGCTCAATGTCATCTTCCGTTAGATTATCTCCTAGCCATACTTCAATCACTTTAGCAGGCTCATCACCTAAATTAATTGCTTTATGCCAGGTTAAAACAGGAATATCTAGGCTGTCGCCACTCATTAGCACTACAGAATCATACTCTCCATTAGGACTTTCTAGCTCTATGCGAATAACGCCTTCTACAAGATGCCAGTGCTCACTACGACTAAAATGGCGTTGATCGCTTAGTGCTTGGTACTGATTAAACTCTAACTGCTTTACTTGCCAGCCCTCGCCCTTATCTAGTACGGTATACTTGCCCCATGCGCGCTCAGTAGTAGGTTGAGCCCACTCTTTGAGTATCCAAGAGCTTGAGTTCTTTTTATGCTCACCACCCACTCCCCATACAAATTCTACATCTTTAGTGTCTCTGTGCATTAAATATTCAGGAGTGTTGTCGTTAATACGATCACCTCCGTTAGCAAAAATAACAGTAGATGTAGTACTAGAAAGCAAAGTAAAGATAGCGCTATTAGCACTATCATCATCATCGTTAAATCCGATAACCTTATCAACGCACTTTAGCTCTTTAATAATAGACGCACGCTCTTCAAAAGGCATAAAAGCTTTTCCTTTTTTACGTGTTAACCAGTCATCACTATTGACTCCTACAACAAGGTAGTCGCCAAGTTCACGCGCTGCTTTAAAGTACTCAATATGCCCTGAATGTAGAGGGTCGAAGCCTCCAGTTACAAGTACGGTTTTCATGAGCAAATATCTAGAATACTTCTAATTTGTTGTTCTTTTTCATCTAGCTGCTCCATGTTTTGCTTGTGTAAAACAGTTGCTGCAGCCCGTACTGCGGTAGAAGATAGACCATAAGTGTCTTTTAAATGTTTAACTCTACGATTAATTTCTTCTCTAGAAGAGTCAATAGCTCCTAGAAATGCTACAATATCTTCAATACTGTTAGATACATCTTTAGGGTCGATAGGTTTGATTGTTTTTTCTTCAGACATTTTTATCCTCGTTAGTTGGGTAGATAGTTTTTGCAATGGTTAAAACTCTTAAGGCGATAGACTGTCTAAGTCTTTGCATAATCGTTTTGTTAATATCTTTTTTATTCTTAATTAGGTTTCCTACTAAAAGCCTAACATCCATAGAAGTTACTGCTTCATCTATATAAAAGTATACGAATTGACCTTTTATCTTTGGTTTTAATCTTTTGTCTTCTAATCGCTTAAATAATTTTACTAGGCCATCAGGAGCATGAATCTTTAGGTGGGTCCAGCTATCTTCCCACTCTTGCTCAATTTGAAACTTACCTATCTTTTCTAAAGAACGAACTAAGTTTCTAGCGATAATCTCCCTCTCTATATCCCCTGGAGGTTGAGGGTTTCTAAAAACATACTTAGGCATCTGAGTTCTCCAAATCATGCACATGCAGCTGAATGATTCCATAATGCAAAATTTTCATAATATCTTTTCTAGCTTCTGTAGGAGTACCTTTCTTACCGTAACGGTTTGAGTACTTGTCTATGTTTCCCATGCAAAACCCTGTTCCATGTCCACGATCAATAATAACCTCTGTAGACTGAAAACTATTTTGTGAGTAGTGCTCCCCATAGGTAGATTTAATATATGCAAATATTTCGTCTAAATATTTATCTTCATTAAACTTGAATTTAATTTTATTAGGTTCTTGTGTATTACCAGTCATTAGGAATCCTTTTTGCTACAAGAGGCTCTCCTGCGTACTCTTGTTCTTCTGTGATATACTTATAAAAGCCTTGTACGGCTGTTTCTTTATGTTTAGCTTCAATGTCGAAGTCTGCATACTGTAACATAGGAACATGTCTGGCCATATGCTCTTCATCCTCAAACATTTCAGAATGCGCATTAGGTTTCATCCAGTAATTTGGGTTGTCTATTGAGAAAGACTGAGAAACGTGGAACAGAGGACGAACACCTCTCCAAGACTTAACAGCTTCTTTAAACATATCGTCGTTTACAGTGATATCTTTTACGTCTCTAATTTTACGATTTACTTCTTTACCGCCTAGATATACTTTTTCTTTTTCAGTCATTCTATGGCACGCATAGTGGTGAGTGTCAAGAGTGCATCGGATAGGGACTTGCTGTGCTAGTTCAAGAGTATGTGCGATATCATAGCCATTAGGCTTGTCTTCGTTTTCTACTGCTAAGCATCCTTGAGCATAGTCAGACAGGTAATGAAAGTTTTTTGCAAAACGATTGATACCGTCAATGTGCTTACCTCCATATAAACCCTGAAGATGAATATTCATAACAAACTGCTCTGCGGGTAAGCCCATATAGATACCATATAGCGCATGATACTCTAGATCTTTAATAGAGTTTTCTACTACTTCAGCTTTATTAGACGCTAAAACAGTGTATTGCCCGGGATGCACACTTACTCGGATTTCATTATCAATAGCATACTGACCTGCTTCCGCTAGAATCTCTTTAATCTCATCAATAATCTCGGAATACCAATCTTTAGTAAAGTCTAAAGTATAACAAGGAAAGA